AACCTCACCAGCTCTTTTAAAGCCTCGGGTCAGGATGTCACAGTTACCCTAGCTGAGCTTCACAAAAGCTACCAACAGGAAGCCGATTACACCAAGAAGTCTATGGCGCTCGCAGAAGAACGTCGGGGCTTCGAGACGGAAAGACAGCAACGAGTTGAACAATTCCAAGCTAACCACGCTGGACTTGCCCAAATGACTCAAATGGCTGGCGAGTTTCTAAAGGCTGAATTTAACAGCCCGCAGCTTGCTCAGTTACGTGAGACAGATCCAGGCGAGTGGCAGGCCAGGCGCTCAGAATTAGAAAGGCAGTTCAATCAGTTGGGCCAAGTCCGTCAGGAGGCATCAGCAAATTACGAACAATTTCACCAGCAACAGCAAGAGCAGTTTATAGCCGAGCAGGGCAAGATCCTCTCAGAAACTGTTGAGGGCTGGGGTGAAGAGAAACTCGGGGAAGCCGTAGAAGTCATTAAAGACCTCGGTTTTCACGATGAAGAATTGTCTAGCGTGGTTGACGCACGATTATTCAAGGGTGCGCTAAGACTCAGGGAAGCGGAAAGCCGTGTACGTGAGTTGGAAGCGAAGTTGGCGAAAGGTAGTGAGGCTGCTCAAAAGGTGAAACAGAAGCCTGCGAAGGTTCTGAAGGCGGGTAAATCGCCTAAAGTCACCAGGTCGAAACTACAAGCTAAGAAACAAGCCCTTAGAACTTCTGCGAAAGGCCATAAGGATAATGTCCGTGATGCTGCTGCCGTAATCGAAGAACTTTTATGATTAAGGTAGTTTTAAAATGGGACAATCAACAAATACGCACGATTCCTACGACTTAGGAACAAACCGCGAAGACCTCGCGGACGTAATCCAAAACATTTCTCCAACAGAAACCCCCTTCACGTCTAACGTGGGTCGGTCTTCATCTAAAGCGACGTATAAGGAGTGGTCTATCGACTCTCTGGCTGCTGCCGCTGATAACGCTCACATTGACGGTGACGAGTTCAGTGGTGATGCACTGACTGACGCTGACAAAGTGGGTAACTATCACCAGATCAGCCGTAAAGACCTCGTTGTCACTCGTCGAGCTAACAAAGTCGATAAGGCTGGCAAGAAGTCTGAAATCGCTTACCAAATCGCCAAAGCAGGTAAAGAGCTTAAGCGTGACGTAGAGCTGGCTGCAACTAAGCGTAAAGTTGCTGTTGTAGGTAACTCTACTACTGCATCGCAGTCTGCTGGTGTTCCCGCGTGGATCCGCACTAACGACGCTTTAGGCGCAACTGGCGCAAGCCCTACGCTTTCCGGCACTACTTCCGGTTATGTGGATGATGCGGGTACGGTTGGTACTGCGCGAGCTTTGTCAGAAGCCACTTTGATGAGTGTGATCAAAGACTGTTACGACCAGGGCGGCAACCCAGACATGATTATGTGTTCAACTGAGATGAAGCAGCGAATGAGTACTTTCTTGTTCTCTAGCAACTCTCGTGTTGCCACACAGTACCAGGATCAGGGCAAGTCTCCACGAGGCGGCGCTACTGTGATCGGTGCGGTTGATGTTTACGTTACCGACTTCGGTGTAGTGGACATCGTACCTAATCGCTTCTCACCATCTGGTGCAACGGCTTCTGAAGTCTTTGTTCTCGATTCTGACAAGTGGTGCCTGTCTTATCTGGACGGTTACAAAACAGAAACCATCTCTAAGGTGGGCGATGCAGAACGTCGTATGTTGCTAGTTGATTGGACTGTTGAGTCTAAGAACGAAGCGGCAAGCGGTGTAGTAGCTGCGATCAACGATACCACTGCAATGGTGGCCTAACGAGTTTGGGGGCTTTCGTGGCCCCCTTTCTTTTTTCTACTGAGAGGACAGTTATGAAGATCAAGATCAAAGACATTCGGGGTAAGCACGCAACAGGTAAATTTCAGTTGCTAGACCCTGAAGCCAAAGAAGGCAAAACCCGATCAACGAACCGTGAACGCGGTTACAGGGCTTTGGAAGCCGGGGAGGTGGTCGAAGTATCTGACAAGGATGGTGAGGCGTTTATTAAGGCGTCTAATGGCATTCTTGAAATTACGGTTGAGGAAGCTACACGGCCCTTGTATTTCGGTGATATCGGAACTGCTCGGGCTACTTCATCCAAGTACAACATTGACAGCCCAGAGCGTGAAGAAGATCAGAGCGCAGCTTTTGAGCGTGTAGAGGAGATGCTAAGTGCCAAAGGAACTGCTGAGTGATGACGGTTTAACTCAAACGATTATCCATCAATCGGGTGATCGTTTAGTTACCGCTGACATTGTACCAGGAAAGCGCATTGACCGGATATTAGAGGCCAATAAGCAAGTCAGGGACCAACAGAACAGGCACGCACAAGGTCATCACGTAGCCTCTATTGATCCAGTGACATATGAGAACTGGAAGCGGGAATGGCAAGCAAAGAAAGAAAAATACAGTTGGAAGGAGTATCTGATAGCCAAGCTAAATGACCCTGATAACAAGTATTTAAGAACGACCACCAGCACGATAGGTATCACGTCACAGGATCGTTTATGACCACACACGCCACACTAAAAACAGACGTTGCAGGGTTTCTACTTAGAAGTGATTTGAGTAGCGATATTGCAACGTTTGTTCGTTTGGGTGAGGCTAGAATTGCCAGGCGGGTGCGGGTTCGCGCACAGGAAACAACAACCTCTCTGAGTGTAACGTCTAGCACAACAGCGTTGCCCTCTGATTATCTTGCTATGCGGTCCGTGACTGCTGACGTGAGTTACAAGCGTACTCTAGATATGTTAACCCCTGAAACCATCCGCGAGGCTGCGGTATGGGATAACGGTGGTGATGCCAAGGCATATTCCATTGAAGGCTCTAATATCGTTGTGGCTCCGGCTCAGACCAACTTGGATTTGGATATTGTCTATTTTGCCAAGTTTGCCGCGTTGTCTGATGACGCTGATACGAATTGGCTGCTAACCAACGCTTATGACGTGTATCTATACGCGGTCTGTGAGGCTGGTGCCATTTGGCTTCAAGATGAGATGAAAGAGGCTAAGTATTCGGCGCTATTTGAAAAGGCGGTGGCTGAGTTAGAGGAAAGCGAGAAGCGTGCCAGGGTCAGCGGATCAGCGAGTATATCAATGGGCAATCCCAGAGGTGTTGTGTGAATATCGCCTTTGATGAATGGTTGCCTGATCTATCTGATGCAGTCGGCACAAGAGAGGCGAAAAACGTCATTGCTCTGGCTGAGTCTTATGGTGAGCTAAAGAGCCTTGCTTCGTTCTCTACAGCGCTCTCTAGTGCTTGCTTGGGTGCCTATTGGATGCAGGGTAGTGATGACGTTATCTATAACTTCTGCGGTGATGCTAACGACCTCTACAGGCTGACAGGTGGTGTAACGTGGGACGAGATATCAAAGACTACCGGAACCTATACAGCGTCCAATTGGGAGTTTACAAAGTTTGGTGATCGAGTTCTCGCTACGTCCTTATTTGATGGCCTTCAGTATTACGATGTTGGCTCATCTAGCATCTTCGCTGATCTGCCAGGCTCTCCACCTAAAGCATCACGTATGGGTGTTGTCAGGGATTTTATTGTACTTGGAGACCTTGAGGGTTCGCCTAATCGTATCCAGTGGTCAGGCTACAACTCATCTGAGTTATGGGGACTTAACCCGTTAACCACTCAGGCAGACGGACAGGATTTATACGGTAACTCGGGCAAGGTTCAAAAGATCGTACCAGGCGAGTACGGGATTATTTTCCAAGAGCACTCTATTCGCAAAATGTCCTACGTTGGACCGCCTTTAATATTCCAGATTGACGAGATTGAGAAAGGTAAGGGAACCCCTGCGCCTAACTCGGTCTGCTGGACTGGTAGCACCATCTACTACTACGGTCACGACGGTTTTTATGTGTTTGACGGCTTTCAAAGCTCGCCAATCGGTTCCAATCGAGTAGATGAGTGGTTTAAGGCTCAAGCTGACGTTTCAAAAATTGAGCAGATGCGCGGTGTAATTGATCGCCGTAATCATTTGGTCATATGGGCGTTTGCAACCAATGCATCCAGCGTGAATAACAGAGTGATTATCTACAACTGGGCGGCCAATAAATGGTCCTATGGTGAGGTAGATACAGAAGTGCTTTCGGAGTACGTATCTCCAGGTTTTACCCTAGATGAGTTAACGACAGTGATCGGGCTGGCGGATATTGATAGCGAGTCTATCAACGTTGATTCAGACACATACAAGGGTGGCGCGCTAAATATCCAGGCATTTGGGACAGACCACAAAGCGGCAACATTCTCAGGCACAGGCTTAACTGCATCACTGACCACTCGTGAGGTATCCGACGAGAGCCATAGAATTCTTGAGACTTCAACAGTTCGCCCAGACGTGCAAGGCGCTTCCTCTATGACTGTCCAAGTCGGCACGAGAGATAAAACATCTGATTCCGTTGCGTACACGGCTGAGACTTCACTCAACGAAATTGGTGTTGCTGATATTCGCAAAGATGGTAGATATCAACGCTACCAGGTCAATATAACCAACGGTTTTGATCATGCGAAGGGCGTGAAAGTAGAACAAACATTAGGAGGCGTCCGGTAATGGGAGGCATGAACTTTCAAGGGCTGAACATCCCTAATATGTACCAACCTCAAAACTCACCTGTAGCGCCTTCATACGGCGGTCAGGGCCAATATAACCAGATGGCTTGGGGTAGCTCTCCCTTAAGCAGGCAGAATCCCTACTCCAACCCAAACATGCAGCCTAGAGGGGCGTGGTATGGCGGCGGGTTCGGTGGTGGTTACGGTCAAAGTCAAGGTTACGGCCAGGGGTTTGGTCAAGGTTACGGCGGGAGTGGCGGT